AACCCCCACTACCAGATCTATTTTCATACTACCGAGAGACACCGCCCGAAGGCGCTTGCTGTCAGTATGAACGAAGACTGTCGTGGTATCAACATCCAACATGCTAGTAAAGCTGGTATTACTTCCCTGAAGAGATATTGTATGAAATCTGACTCAAGAGTTGCTGGACCATGGGCTGACAAGGAGATTTACATGGGAATGGATCTATGGCCTGAACACAAGATGCCCGAATGGCAGCAAGATCTATTGCTCAAGATCCAACCGAGACCAGATGATAGAAAGATGATCTGGATTTACGACCCTATTGGTAACAATGGAAAAACCAAGTTTTTGAAGTATCTGGCCTACAAGAAAGACGCAGCTGTTATGGCATATGGACACTCGGGAGATGTGCTTAACCTGGCAAGTAAGTTGTCTAACAAAAGAGTCTACGCTTGGAACCTTACCCGCGCGAAGCCGGCGAACCTTTCCGAGCTTGACTTGTACAGCGCAATGGAATCTATCAAAGACGGTCTCTTCATCAACACCAAGTACGAAACCTCAATGTGTTTACAGAACCCTTCTCACATCATTGTTTGCGCCAATAACCTACCCAAAAGACAACACATCAGCGCTGACAGATGGGATATCTACGAGATTCGAAATGGACGTTTGGAAGCCGCTCTTACTCCCCCCGAACACTGAGGGAGTGGAGTTAAAAGAGTTAAATGCGTTAAGATCATATATATACGACTCCGATAAACTGAGGGTATTCCAGCGTAGCGCCTAAAGTTTATCGTGGCCCGTCCGGCCAGAGGACTAAATGTTATTACCTTGTAATGTTCTTTATTTAAAAAGTAACTTTTTTATTCGTGTGTGCGTTGACAATTAAAAATTATAAAGTAATTTCATAATTATAAAAGCAATGCCTTATGTCAAACGAAGCAATTATCGCAGAAGTGGTTACTCTTCTAACTTCCGTCGCCGTTCTAGCGGTTATGTATATCGTCCGCGAACTAAGAAGTATGCTAGATCAACATCTTATAGACGAAGAGTTGCATTTAAGCCGCGTGCCCCAGCTACGGCCCCTAAGAGAGTCAAAGGAGCAAGAAACGCCCTCGGAAGAGGATTAGTAGCTCAGACGTTTGGTGCCCCGGGTCATGCCGATAACCAACTTGTTGTACAGTATGCTCAATTTAAGGATACGAACTTTTTTCAAGACGCGATTGGCCTCAATGAGGTGAATCTTGTCCAGTTTGATTTCTTACGGAGTGTGGATTTAACGAATGTGACAAGCCCATTCATCCATATAATTACGAACAACAACGCTAATGATCAGATCCCCTCTGCTTATAGTCAAATTTTGAAGATGCACCCACGCTTTAACATGGCCCGTAATATAAGGGCCTTAGTCAAGTGTCATTTCCGTTTACCAACATCGCTTACCACGGCTGATTCGCTTATCGTGGGATTGGCGCTCGTGCGAAAAAACCCCTATATCAATCAAGCAGAGTACAGTGACATAGATTGGGAGACCCTTAAGGCCTCATCGGATATCGTCTACAAGAGAATCCACAAACGCCAGGGCGAAGTGATTGCTCATGCTGAAGTGAAGATGCTAGTCGATGTCCGTAAATGCCAAGATGCCATTCGTTATGAAGACGGTTGGGTATTAAATTTGGACCAGTTCAATAACCTAGATACTAGAGCACAAGCCGAAGTACATGCTAGTATGCAACGTATGGTACCCGCTCAAAGAGGTTGCTTTGTAGTACCATTTGTTGTCCCCGAAAGTACCCAGATTATCAACGCGACCAACAGAACGTGGTGTATTGACTATAGTATGCGCGTCAGCGTTGAAACGCATTATAGGAAACCGAGAAGTACGTTATTTAGTGTCAAACAGTTGTCCTCCATTTACCCGGGTCATAAACCGAACCCTTCCGAACTCCCACAAAATTATGATGACAGCGCTGAACAGGCCTTTGATGCTTTGAATGGACCATTACGGAGAGAAGTTGTTCTTCAAGATATCAAGACCGAGATTAACAATAGTGAAATGAAGGAAGATGCCGAAGATGATGCTGAAAATGCTGCTTTACAAACCCAGATCGACAATTTGAATACAGGTTTAAGTGCCGTTAGTACTCAGTCTGCTCAGAATACTGGTTTGATCGGTCAGGTTAATGTGCTATTGGACGAACATTCCGCCCTTGATGGTAAACAAGCCCATTAAGCCCATGGATAGCCTGGGGGTGCCAGGCATGGGTGCATACCCACGACCGCCTAGCGGGCGTGTACCCCCTTCCACCCTGTGCCGGGAGCGAGGTACGAGCGAGGGCAACGTAGAGTGGTCCTACCAGGGAGCAGTTTAACATTCTGCTCATCGCGCTTGCGATCCCATCCGCTAGAGGATTATATAGATAGGAGGGGAACCCCCTCGTGAGGTGCCTTAAATACTTTGTCAATAAATGTGTTTGTTTTTTAAAAAAAAATGAAAGTAGTCCCCCAATTAAGTCCATAACAATAACGGGTCCAAAACATAAAACTAGTTGGACTCCAACCAAAACTCAAACCAAACCCCCAAACCAAGATGCCATTTTCCGAAACAATTATTCCAAGAGATCGTACTTTCGGTGGATCCAACAAGAAACGCAAGACGATGGATGCCCCGGAGGAAGAAGTCAAGGAGAAGAAGATTAAAGCAAAGAGAAGCAGTCAAGTCTACCACTTTGCCGCCCGTTGGAGTGTACCTCATACCGACGAGAACCAAGTGATCTTGGAGGAACAAATACGTATGGTTGCCGACAAGTTTGTTTACCAAGCTGAAATGACCGTGTCTGAAGAGGGTAAGGAGAACCCCCACTACCAGATCTATTTTCATACTACCGAGAGACACCGCCCGAAGGCGCTTGCTGTCAGTATGAACGAAGACTGTCGTGGTATCAACATCCAACATGCTAGTAAAGCTGGTATTACT